GCTAACCACTCTCTCATAAATGTCTCTCCATCAGGTTTAGCAGTGTACGCAACAGAGTTGTTAGATAGAGCCATGTGAGGGGCGTTTTCCCACCACTGTCCTGACTTAGCGTGGCGCATACGTATGTCTCCAAGGTTAGACAAACTAATCATTGCTGACCTACGTACACCACCCACAACAACAATCTCACCTATTTTACACATCAAAGAGTGGCAATCGTGGGTAGACAGTTTTTGTCCTGCTCTTTTTTTAAACATATCAACAGTAAAGTTAAACAGATCAACTAGAGGAGCAGGTCCACTTGCTCTACCACCAAATATCTTTAGCCTAGCACCTGCAGGTCTAACTTTAGACACATCCCACTTAGGTATCTCACCCATGTATAGGTGTCCTATTACTTTTCGTAAAGACTTAGCCCAACCTTCTTTGCTGTCTGCGACATTGATGACCGTAGAACACTCTTCTAAATCACTAGGAATGTCAGGAAGCTTCATTACGTAATCTCTTTCAACAGAGAAACCTACACCTGTACCACACAGGAGAATGTACATAGCCTCATCAAACGATTTAGGGTCATCTACTGGGAGGTAACTGCAGTTGTAGCCTGCTGTGTTATCTCGTTCCAGAGCAGGCCCTGCCGTCATTAAGGCTCTCATAGAAGGCATAACCTCTAGTCTAGTTATAGCCCCCCTTAATTCTTCAACCGTGTCAGCGTCTAAATTTGTGCGTTCAGCCATGTAGTCTACATAACGAGAAACACTTTCACTATATGTCTCTCTTCTTTGGTCTTCTTCTCGCCATCTTGCATAGCGAGTTTTTGCAATAAAATGTTGATATTCTGATGGTAAATTCACATTGTCCTCCTACGTTAGTTTATTCCAAGGTATTTCTGGTTTAATAGTTTTTAATGGTTCGGTTGAGTCACCTAAATCCTTATAACGCTTAAACAACACTCCTTTAAAATTTGCTTCTAATGCTTCTTTTCTAGGAGTTCCTAAACAAGGCCTGTTGTCAAACATATGTTGCCCATAGTAAGGCCCTGCTACATCATTGTAATGTAAAAAAACCTGACCTGCTTTTGTTCCTTCATAGGTTTTTCTGGAGTGCTGTATTTCACACCCTTTATAAATAACAGCATCCCCTTCTTTCATCGTTATAGGAGTGTCTTCCATATATATATCCCAAGGTATATCTTTTTCATAACCAAGACAAACCGTTGCGGATATTTCACAAGCAGGTCTGTCTGTGTGTACTCTTAATTCATTTCCGTTTTTATACATTCTTGTGTAAGAATATGTAGGGGATAATTGTTTCCCTATTAATGAACCTATTATGTCTGTCATGCCACCTAATAATGTTTCCATAGCAGGGTCAGCGTAACATGTATAACAACCTTTGTATCCTGCATTATGCGGATCTTGCTCTATTGTTCCTGCATAATGAGCAGCTTGGCTATTATCAAGCTTATCATAAATATAAGAATTATCCAGTAAGAAATTCATTGAGGCTGCTTTCATCTCAAGATAAGCATATAAGAATTGAGCCATACCCTCATTTAAAAAGTTATCTATCTTAACGTATCCGTTTTTATCAAATGCTTCTTGCGTGTTCATGTGTTCTCCAATGAAACTTTAATGTGTTTAATGTCTACACCATCTATGTCGTGTAATAAATTCTCTAATAAACTCTGTACTGTTTCTTCGTGTGCGTCTTCGTCTACGCCTATAATGTTTTCCTCTCTATCAGCTTCCAAAGTCATGTGTATTCTAAACCGAAGATTTTTCATTTACTAAGTCCTTTAAATCAGGGGGCTTATAGTTTGGTCCTTTCATAACCTTACCATCTTCCCTATAAATAGGTTTCCCATCATTGCCTAACTTAGACATGTTACTTTCGTGAACCCTATTAAAAGCTACTTCCAAAGGTAGCCCAAAAGCCACAGCCATACCAGATATAACGTATTGTAAATCACACAGTTCTTTCAACAAATTTTCTCTTACTTCTAGTTTAGGTTTTCTGCCCCTAGCCAGAGCTATAGACACTTGGCTTATCTCTGACATTAACTCCGTAAACTCTTCTACTATTAAATTTCTACGCAATTCCATGCCATCTACAGACATTTTTTCGTCAACAGGATGACCAAACGCTTTATGAAACTCTTCTAAACAATTTTCTCTTGATCTACACCCTACTATCATTCTCTTCTTCCTTTAATTTTTCAATCATTTTATCTATGTACCACTTTGCTTTCTCTAAATCCTGTATAGGCTTCCCTTTGTAATGCCATCTCCATATATACTTAAATGCAGCGCCCCAACAGTATGCAACAAAAGCTGTTACAACTGCGCCGTGCATCATGGCTTTCATTGCGTCTATACACTCTATCCCACCTTTAGTGTAATGCGGTGGGTGATCTACTTCATTGTCTTTCACTTATCTCTCCTCATATCAACATGAATTACATTGTCTTCTACCTTAATAATAGGCGTAAATAAATACTGTTGTTCTTTATTTCCTATTTTTTCGTATATTGGGTGTAGCTTATTACTTTTAATTAATTCTTCTCTTTCTACTTGAACCTTGTGCAAAAACGGATCATCTCTTTCTAAAAGAGGAATACAAGATGTTAATAGTGTAACCATTTCTAATACAGTTCTAATTTCATCTTCTTTCCACGCATCTGTATTAAACATACTTTTAACATTTATTGCGCCGTTCCATTTGTTATCACTATCTTTTTCAGGGGATAGTATTATGGCAAAATCACCGTCATCTACTTTCATAATTTTTACTTTCTATATTGTTGAGAATACCTAGTTGTACTATCTTTTTTCTTTCCGTCAACCATTTTTTAGGAATAATTCTATTTGCGTATTTAAAACCATGTTTTTTACACCAATCAGAGTATCGTGTCTTTGATCCTTTGTACAAAAAGTTTTTTTCATTACCAAAAATAAAGCGTATATCTAACTCAGGGTACTGCTCTTTAATAAGCCTGTGCTTGTTTCTATCTTTAGCTTTAAACCAACCTTTCACTTCTATAATAATACCATTGTCTAATATAAAGTCTGGTTTATAGGATGCCACTCTTGTAATAGCATACTTTATAGCCAGTTTTTCATATCGTATTTTTTTCTGGAGGGGCTTAAGATAGTCTGCTACCTCCTGCTCTAGTTCACTCCTGTACAACATGGGTGTAATGAACTATAGGAGGGTCTTTAGCCTTAGATACTTTAGAGGGTAAAGATTGTAAGGTATCCCAACAGCTTTCTTTGAAAGAACAAAAGCCACATTCAACACCTAACTTTCTATTTCCACTAGGTTTTCCATAATATAACTCAGGAATATCTGTGTAACCTCTTTCAAAAGGTTCGTCATTCTTGATGTAAGCCGCCGTTTCTTCTATCTTGGCGTACTCTTCATCTGCGTCAATAAACTCTGCATCTACATACTTAAACTCACCAGTATTTTTATTTATTACCCACCAACCGCCTACCTCTTTTTTTGCAGCTTTTGCGTACCCTACTAATTGTGCAATATAACCAAACGAATCACTTTTCTGGAGAGTAAAAACGTCTACGAACTTATTTAGGTAAGACCAACCAGATGCAGACTTAATATCATCCACTCTATTATCTAATACCATATCGTAAGAACCTTTTATACTGCCGTGCTTTGTTTCTAACGTAACAGTATCACTATCTTGAAAATCTACGTTGGCTGCTCTCATTATGCCTTTGAATACTGCCTCGACAATATCACCAAGCAACATGTTAATAATAAAGTGAGAAGGAAGTGCAGACTTTAGTTCAGGGCGGTTTTTCTCAAACCAAAGCTGACACTTCTTTCTTCCTACATTGGACATTCGTAAACGAAAGCCCTCTGTCTTCCCTGCGAACTGGCGTAACACTGCGTCTTCTACATCACTAGCAATAGACTTTGCTAACGGAGGGGGGAAGGAAACATTGCCGTCTATTGCATTTCGTAGATAGCGGTGTATCGCCAGTTCTGCAGGGTGTTCCATTACTCTAGGTCTTCAATGTCAACGATTGAACCAATAATATCAGAGTCTTCTTTGGACATCTTCAGAGCGTTTTTCTCAGCCCATACATTCATAGTGTAGGTGTTCTTGTCCTTGATCCACGCTGAAAAATCTTTCATCGTTTCCTGATCGTCCGTATCCTGAATGTCTTTAATCTTATCCTTCACCGTAGGTTGAAAGACTGCGTAGTTTATTGCAGTTCCTTTTTTAGCCACAGCTTTAAGCTCAATATTGTAAATCATAGGCGCGTCTGCAGGTAGCTTTGAAGCCATGCTTGTTAAGTTTGCGCGGCTTTCGTTACCACCAACGTGCATCTTAAAAGGGAACTCATCGAGTGTCACAGCGTTACCATTACTATCCATTGGTTTATCAAAAGAACACATACCAAAAATAACAGTCTTTGGCTTACAGCTTTTGTAAAATTGCTGTTTCGACTCAGGCAAAGCTTGATAGGCTTCCTTAGAGATGTAAGCACCTCTACCGCAGTTATATGTGCCATCATTGTCCTTAAGATCGCCATTAAGAGTGCTGTGAAAGACTGTCCTAATCACATTACCTTTGTTACCGTCAGCCCTAAGACCATTAGCATCAAAACGCTCATAGCAAAACTTCATTAGAAAAAGCCTTGCCGTAGCTGTGGCGCTGTAATACATTTCGCCATCAGGCATCCTCGCTGAGAAAGAACCTGCTTTTATAACAGCCACTTCCATTTCTTCGCCATCAACAGTCTTGCTGCCCATGATATTGTTATGCACCATCCGTAACTCTGATAGGGCAGACTTGGGGGTTTCACTAACTTTTCCAAAACCTGTAGTTAAGTCAGTGTTAGCATCCATTTCCATTACACTTAAATTATTTTCCATAATATAATTACTCCTTATTAATAAAACTACGTTAATCTTAAACGTCTTTGGTGTCAAGCCAATTATTACCTATTTTTGCTTCAAGTAACATTGGCACATTAACATCAATGTCATAGTACGATTCTATGATACTTGATAGCTTGTTGTTAATGTCTTTAATTATGCCTAAAACGGCACTCTCTTCAGCAGGATGAACATCTAATACCACAGAATCATGGACAGTATTTACTAGTAAGCTGTGTAAGTTGTCTATCTCTAGGTGCTTCTCTATTTCTAATAATATGATAGGCACTATATCCCCTGTGGCAAACCCTTGTACAGGATAATTCTTTATCATAGTAAAGTGCGATACTTTGTCACCCCTACGCTCCACATCTGGAAAAGCGTACTGTCTACCTGATGGTGTAGTTATCTTAAAAAAACGCATAGCCTCATTGCCAAGTCTTTTATGCCAAGCTGCTATGCCTTTATACTTCTCTATAAAATGCGTATAGTATTCCGCTTCCGCTTTACTCCTGCCGTACCCTGTTGCCCCATACAACGGCGCAAAGGTATGAGCCTTCGCCTCTTGTCGTGAAGTAGGTTGTCCTGCGTCTGAAATAATCTTAGCGGTGTAGCTGTGAACGTCAAAGCCTGTGTCAACCTCTTCCATAGCAGTCTTGTCTTGACTGAGTAAGGCAGCGACCCTGAACTCTAGCTGTGCAAAGTCAGCCTCCAAAATCTTGCCACCCTCCCACCGTGAAATAAACACTCGCTTCACAGGAAACGTACCGCCACGCGGCATGTTTTGCATATTGGGATTGCGACCTGAGAAACGGCCTGTTGCAGTAACATGTTGTGTCAGACCTACATGTAAGAACCCATCAGGCTTAGTGAAGTTCTGTATGCCATCAACGAAGCTAGACAGATAACTGGACACAGCGCTTTGTCTTTTTAGGTCTGTCAAGAAGGTGTATGCGACCTCTAAGCCCTTGCGCTTAGTACCACTAATAAGTGTATCTAAATGAGATTTACTTGTAGAAAAACCATTAGCACTAATCCATGACTTAGCAGGGGCTTTTAAACCAAGACCTGCCATCTCTTTTGTTTCTGTCAAGAGGTAGCCCTTTGCATCACACTTCTTGCACTTGTTGGGCTTGGCAAACGGTGTACCATCTTTCTTCTTCTTATGGACCTTACCCTTGCCATCACACTCATCACAGGTACGAGCCTTAGTCTTGCCTATCAAAGAACTGTTAGCCTTAACCGCATCTTCATACTCATTTTTCGCAAACGTAAACTCAAACAGCGCTGCCCACTCCTTCTTATCATGTACTTTCCTGGAGTATATAACTTGGCTTACTTGTTCAGGTGAGTTCAGGTTGATAGGCGTATCTCCCATTAACAACTTCACAGAAGCGTTAAGCCTAACCTCTATCTCTTCTAGTTCTTTTACGAACTCGTCACGCACCTTTGTTAAAGCGTGTTTGTCTATCTTAAAACCATTTATGTATACTCTGGTAAGTGTCTTACATACGTTATTGGATATGTTGCGTACATTCACTAAGGAAGCAGAATCAGGCTTGGCGTACTCTTGTTCTAGCCTTTCGTATAATGCTTTAGTCACAAGCAAATCATAGGTTAGATACTCCGACAATTCTGCTAAGGGTATTTCATTAGTGGCGTATCCTTTCTTGAAGTATTCTTTTAAGGTGTCTTGCTTGTCGTAATCCAGTTCGTACCTTTCAGCACAAGCAGCTAACGACACAGACTTCTTTAGTCCTCTTTGTAATATATACTCTGCAAGCATTGTGTCATATACTTCTTGCTCATACTTAAACCCACAACCCCATAGCCATTGCAAATCGTGTTGCAGGTTGTGTCCTACCAATACTGTTGTCTTGTCTAGTATGCTCTGCAGTGTCCTGTGCTGTGTGCCGTCCTCGTCCTGTTTCTCCTTGTGGTCAAACGTAAAGATGTGATGCTTACCTTTCATGTTCATCACCCCAACCTGTGTCAACGTATTGGTAGGCTCAAAGGGATCAAGGTGTAGCTTACCATCTCGCTTTGTTGTAGTGTTCTCTACGTCAAGTATTAATATCATGCTGAATACCTAGCTCTTTCTCCATCTAATTGAACATCTATGCGTCCATGCCATCCACCTTTAAGCTTATTCTTAGCTAAAATCAAGTACCTTGTTAAGTCTTCCTCCTCAGAACCATCAATTACTAGGTCTTTACTTATTAGTATCATCAAATCTGCTTCTGCTGCTTTGCCTGTCTTACTACCCTCCAACATAGATTGATTGACGTTGACCCTGCCCTCCGCTTCTGCAGATAGCTGTGACATCCAGATAATAGCACAGTTGTATTGCTTGGCTATGTTTCTGGCGTGTATTGCTGCTTCCTTAAGATAGATGTCTGAACGCTCACCTGTTCGTGCTGCAAACTTGTCACCCATGTCTAGCACCACAATGTCAGGTTGTTCTACCTTTACTACGGCCTCGACCCAATCCATTGTCATGCCTGTAACATCCCTAACTTTGATGTTGTCATTGACAGGTTGATACCTCTTTCTAGCTAGGGCTAAGTTACTTCTAACCTCGTCTGCGTTCATGTTTGTAGCGGCAGACAAATACCGTGAACCAACCCTGTCAGTCGCTTCTTCATTACACAGGATCATACACTTCGCACCCTGTAATGCAAAGCCGTTCTCAGCCGCAATTATACTAGCGTGAAAAGATGTCTTACCTGTGTTAGGTCTAGCCCCCACTATCACAAGATGCCCTGCGCTGATGCCCTCTATACGCCTAGCCAAAGAAGGAATGTTAAACTTCCACTGACACTGGACTGCATTAGCAGCAAGTAAAGCATCAATGCTCATATCATCCCACTCTATCTTCAAGTTAGGCAAGAAGTTATCTTGATGCCTATCTAATAGTTTACGCAAAGGCTCTAGTGAATTAAGTGAACCATTGACATACTCAAAGCCTAAATTGGCTACATCTTCGCCTACTGATTGCCTGTACAACTTAGCAAGCACATCCTGCGCTATCTCTTTTGTTAAGGGGGCTTCGTTCTTCAACTTGCTAAAAATAGAATTGTACATATCCTTAGTAGCTGTTGTCATTGTAGCATTATTAGATAAGAACAACGCTTGTAAATCTGCTACAGTAATATCCTTCTCGTACTGCTTCATAGCACAATCTAATGTGCTTTTTACTTTACGTATATCTTTGCTAAATAGTTTATCAGGGCAAGTCGTTTTATGGTCCTCATAAAAGTCCTTACTCATCAAACTCCGTAGTAGTGATAACTCCATCCTTCTTTTCTCCTCTTCGTAAATATTTTATTGCTTTTTCGACACCCTCAATAGTGTCACCCAAAAGCCCTATACCAGTATTACATTTATGACATATCCACCCTCTAAACTTTTTTGTTTGATGACAATGATCTACTACCAGTTTAGTAGTAATACGATTTCCTTCCTTTTCACCACAACAATAACAAGTATCAGGGGGAGGCCAATTTTTTGTCTTTAGCTTCTGTATTAAATCCGCGTGTATCCTTTTACAACTAGTACACACATATCCATAGGAAGGCTTATCTCCTTTGTTGTAATACTTCACATAAAAGGAAGTAATGGGTTTAGTTTTATGGCAGTCTTTACAGACCCTCATGTCATCAGACTGATTATCGTCTTTAAAAATAAAAAACTCAAGCTGTTTCATAACAAACCTTTCGCAACCCAATTAAGTCCTCTTCATTTCTTTCTTTAACATCTTGCTTCAAGGCATACGCTACTACTTCTGCATCATCACAATATGACTTTAACTCTCTCGTGTAATGTATTGTTTTACTTGAAGCATCTCTATCCAGTGCAACTACTATTTTGTTATACTGCGTCAAAGCATCCTTATTTTGCTGACGTAATGTTGTGCCTAGTAATGCTATTCCTGACACTCCAGTGAATAATGTTCCAACAACTATCGCTGATATTATGTCCTCGACAACAACGGCTACTCCCCTATCCTCGCCCACGCAAAAGGTATACTGGTAAGCAGCATCATTATAGCGTAACCATTTAGGAGTCTTGTCCGTGAGTGATCTACCTACAGCATCTATTATTTTGCCCCTCTTAAAGATAGGAAACACCGCCCTTTTATCCTTAACATCATAGAATAGTGGTATGTGGTGTAGTTTCCACCTATCAATGAAACGGCGCATTAAATGAGTGCTTAGGTCTACTGTGATATATTCTGGCAAACCAAAATGAGCATTTTTGGCAAGATATTCTTTGTTGTTGTGGTTGCCGTTAAGTTTATTTTTAATGTCAGACACAGACATACTCTTACATTCCTTTCCCCTGACCTTACAAGACGCTCTAAAACAATTATAAATGTAAGAACCCTCTCCAGTATTAGTAACCGTAAATTTTTTTATACCGCCACACACAGGACAATTCAAGGTCAATGTTTCTCCAGTTTCAATATCTAAAGAACGAACATATTCTTTAACATCAAGCATCTCTGTATGCCCCTCTCTTAGAGAGCGCACTATCCGCAGAACTGTAGGTGTGCTTCAGGTAGGGTGACATTGAGTTAGGTGAATTGTGTCCACTGACCGCCATGATCTGAGTTGTGTCTACTCCTGCCTCTACCATCTCTGTGATAGCAGTCCTACGCATGTCCATAGCTTGTAACTCATTAGGTAAGCCACACGCAGCCTTAACGTCATTAACCATAGGTGACACCTCTATATCAAGATAGGGCTTGTACGCACCATTTTTCGGCGTTACATGAGGTGCAACGTATTTCTGGAAACCAAAGTCTTGTTGTTGTTGTATTAGCATTTGTAGTAAATCTTCTTGGATAGGCATAGAAACCTCTGCCCTTTTCTTAGATTGAACAAGATGTAACGTACCTTCCGTAAGATTTAGGTTGCGCCATTCTAATAGTCGCATATCTCCAACTCTCTGTGCAAATTCGTAAGCCATATGAACTATAAGACCTATGCTTCTCCACTTCCACTCAGCGTATGCCGTATCTAAGAAAAGCCTAACTTGTGCCTGCGACCACATAACCTTTCTGGAGTTTTCTTTCATACGCTTTATGTTCTTGAAAGGGTTTTTAAGTAAGGCTTCCAGTTCTTCTGCCATATGTAACACAACAGAAAGTATTGTAGCTGTTAGGTTAGCTGTCCTAACACCTCTTCTCAGCCAATCTTGATAGGCTGTTTTACAATATTGAGTTGTGAGTTTGTCTAGCTTAATATGTCCTAGCTTTTTTGCCTCTGTAATAGCCGTATTACAAGCCATAGTTAAAGCATACTCGTAGGACTTTTGCGTTTTTGTTCGTAGGGATATAAATTGTGGTGTTCTGTAGTAGAACTCTACGAGATCATCAATAGTAGATTTACCATTGAGTGATATAGTATTTCTCCTCTGCATTTCTGTACTCCTTCCGTAATTTCTTTATATTATCTCTTGCAATTCTCCAACTAACCCAACTGTTAAGGCAATGGTATTCACCTAATACGTAGTCAATAGGATATACTAAGTTGTAGCGCCCTTGTCTTTTCCACTCCCAGTTACGAACACTGAAAGACTGATAGGCCATACCTCCTAGCAAAGCATTAAAAACGCAGCTTAACATAGTAAATACCCTAAAACAATAGGCCTTACTTTTTGTCTTTATTAGCATCATCAAGTTCTCTCATATAATGCCTAAACACTAGTACCATACATGCTAGGTAGGCCACCAAATAAATAACATACACCATTAAGTTCTCCTCCATCTTTCATATCGCCATAGCATAAAAAAGAATATTACTAGGGCAGGTTGAATAAATATGAATATTATAATGTTTAAAAGGTTATAACCCAGACCTGTTACCTCGCCTCCCCACTCTAATAGGTGAACACAAAGCCAAAATATTTTATCTATCTCTGATTCCATTTTAATCATCCTCCGTTATGTTTAACTCTTCTTCTATTACTATGTTGACTGCTTGATCCCAACACTCTTCTTCTTTAAAGCCAAATACTTGATAACCATTAAAGCACAACCTATATTCTTGCAATGGGTCAACAGGGTTCAACTCGTTCAAGTTTAGCCGTTCTACTCTGAGTTTCTTTTTTAATACTTTCTTTATCTCTTCTTTGGATTTCATCGTGTTCCTCTCTACTTCTAACTGTTACTAACTCTTGTCCATCAAGCTTTGACTTAAGACCTCGCCTACCTCTCATGGCATTTTTTAAAAACTTTTTATCTTCTTCATTTTTGCATATGTGGTCTATCTTCATAGTTCCTTGTGTTAGCTTTTTAAAGAATACTATTAGGTCTTCCGCTTCTTTTTTATTCACGCCTTCCTCCTTTTAAAAGTTTGGTTCACCATGTTCATCAAACACTATGCTACTTGGTGGTTTCCAATTACGCCCTTCCATGCACGGCTCAATCACTTTAATATCTTCTGTGTCTTTGATGCCAAAATTTTTTAAAAACATTTCTAGACTGTCTGGTATGACACTAATCTCCTTCTTCGTCATCTTCCATACCCCCCTTCCTATGTTTAATAGACATTTCTTTAATACGATCCCACAAACCCAACTCCCTGCTACCTGCACAATTTATCAGATATTTTAATACTGCCATTGATGTATGATGAGCATATAATTCATCAACCAATTTTTGTGCTTCTTCTGTGTCAGGTAGCCCCCAGTGCTTTCCATCAAGTTCTACTCTCATTCTTCGCCTATTTGAAATAAAACAAATCTTCCTTGCTCTGTTACAAAGGGGATAGCAATACGGTCATCCTCTACAAACTCTGGCTTATACTTCCACCAATAGCCTTGCTCGTATCTCTCCTTTACCATCTCGTGAAAGTCAGCCGTATGTACGCTCCACGCTATAGCTACGGTTGCTATAAAACCTTCTGTTAATCCAATCATTTTAAATATCTCACTTTCTTTATGTTAACACGTTTCTATTTGTTCAACGGAGTTGTTATAATTCTCCTCTAGGAAGGAGCAAACTTTGTGCCATGTGTTGTATACACTAGCGTCAATATCTGCTGCAATCCCATCAAATGTATCATCTTCACAAACAATATCAAAGTTAGAATCACTTTCTATATTTCCATAACACCAAGTTTCTCCTCCATTTTTACGCTTATATGTGTAATCCTTCATTAAAGCTATTCTCCTTTTTCTACTACTTCTGGCTCATTTACATTTATAATGATGGTCTTAACTCCACCTTCTCCACCCATTCTGCCTACATAGGCTTCCTCAACAGTCAGGTAGTCGCCTGTATCTGCATACTTACGCAAGTCCTTAATCCAAAACCTATTGTCGCCTCTACCTGCAGTTCTGTAAAACTTTATCTTGGTAGGAACACCAAAGGAAAACTCTGCGTCATGCTC